AGAGACTTTACCTCGAACTGAGATCGAGTTATTCAACCGCTGCGAGCGAATATTTTCAAAGAGGATAACGGCTCTTTTTATCTCGACCTCGAGACAGATCTCAGCTATGTAGACGATCTCACTGAAGGCCGCATAATTATAGCGCCGACTCCTCAAGGCGATCAGCCTTTTCGTGTCGGCAATGTCCAGAAGACTAGGAAAAAGATCTCAGTGCGCTGCTGGCATGTCTTCTTTGACTCGAAGAACTATCTCATCGCTGATAGCTATGTAGTAGAGAAGAACTGCAACGATGCGCTTGACCATCTAAACAATGCTACAGAGCCACAGAGCGAGTTTACAGTCATATCCGATGTCAATACTGTCTCAAGCTTCAGATGCGTCCGCAAGTCGCTTTATGAGGCCTTCCAGACGGTTCTAGAGCGCTGGGGTGGCCATCTCAGCCTGGACTTCTTCAATGCAGGCATCCGCAACCAGATCGGCCAGGATAACGGCGTGACAGTCCGCTACGCAAAAAACCTCAAAGACATCTCAGTCGACACTAACTGGGATAATGTCGTCACGAAGCTACTGCCAGTCGGCAAAGATGGCTTCTTGCTGCCAGACCTCTATGTCACTTCAGAAAATCAGTACGACCTTCCATACACGAAGACAGTCAGCTTCAGCCAGGAGATTAACCAGGAGGACTATGTAGACGAGAGCGGCAATCCAGATGTCGAGGCCTATCAGGCAGCTCTACAAGAAGATCTTCAGCAGCAGGCGCAGTCCTATGTCGATGATAACTCCATACCAGAAGTCAACTACACGCTCAACGCTAACCTGGAGAAGATCACGGATGTAGGCGATACTGTCAATGTGATCGACGAGCGGCTTAACTTGACAATCCAAACGAATGTTATCTCTTATACTTATGACTGCATCCTGGGCAAATATCTTGAGCTAGAGTTCGGCAACTTCAAGAAGACCTTATCTAACTTGACAAGCACAATCTCAAACCAGACGCAGCAGATCGTCCAGGAGAGCGCAGAAGCTATCCATGTCACGCTTACGAATGAGCTGACCGCTGCTACAAATCAAATCTGGGGAGCGCTTGGCAACAGCTACTGTATCTACGAAGGCGATAAAATCCTTATAGTCGACTCGCTGCCAAAAGAGACAGCTACTAATGTCATCATGATAAACAACGGCGGCATCGCTTTCTCTCAAACTGGTATAAATGGCACTTTTAACTCGGCCTGGACGGTCGACGGCACGATGAACATGCAGAATATCAATGTCATCAACCTGACTGCGGATCTCATCAAAGGCGGCACGCTAAAGCTCGGCTCGAACTTAAACGACTACGGCCAGATCGAAGTCTACGATGAGGCGAATACTCTCATCGCTGAGATGAACAAAAACGGCCTCAAGATGTACGGCCAGGATGGCAGCTATGTACTCATGAACAATGAAGTCGGCTTTGCTGGCTACGATCGTAATAATAACAAGATCTACTGGGTGGCAGAGGATGAGTTCCACATGAAGAAGTCAGTCGTCGAGGAGGAGATCACGCTCTGTAACAAGCTGCGCTTTATTCCGATCGAGATATATAATAACGGAACGCTGGTCAATGATGGCATCGGCCTGGTCAGCGTAGGAGGTAACTAATGGCTACATCAGGCTCATTCAATACTAGCGCATACGGCAGCGGCAACTATAATCGCTATCTTCGCTTCGAGTGGAGCGTCCAGAGCCAAAGTATCAGCGGCAACTCTACAACGATCAGCTACACGCTCAAAGGCGCTGGCGGTAACACGACCAGCTATGTCATGTCTGGGCCTTTCAAGCTTGTCATAGATGGCCAGACAGTCTACTCGTCGAGTAGCCGCATCCAGCTCAAGAATGGCACAGTCCTCAAGACTGGCACTTTCACGATGACTCACAACAGCGCTGGCGCTCGCTCATTCAGCGCATCGGCAACAGCGGCAATCTATACGGCCGCCGTCAACTGTTCAGGCTCTGGGAGCTGGGCTTTGCCAGATATTCCTCGTGCTGCAACCATCTCAAAGGCTACAAACTTCAACGATACAGGCAATCCGACGATCACTTATAGTAACCCAGCAGGGAACAGCGTAACATCACTCAACGCAGGCATATTCTTAGATGGCTGGACGGCGGTCGCTGACTATCGTGCTATATCTAAGACTGGCACTTCGTATACATTCAATCTAACGGAAGCCGAGCGTAATGCGATCCGAGCTGCTATGCCAAACAGCAACACTATGACGCTGCGCTTCTATGTTCAGACAGTTATCGGCGGCCAGACTTATCTCAACTATACGACCGCAACAGTGACGATCGTAGATGGCAATCCGACCTTCTCTGCTGCCTACCAGGATACGAACTCGACCGTCACGGCCATCACTGGCAACAATCAGCAGATCGTCCGCAACCAGAGTACGCTTCGAGTGAGCGTGACGAGCTTGAGCGCCAAGAAGAGCGCTACGATCAGCTCAGTGACTTGTACGCTAAATGGCACGACATATAACGGCACTATCTCAGGCACTTCGTGTACTTTCAATATCGGTACGCTCAACATAGCATCGAACGCTACGGCCGCTGTCAAAGTGACTGATAGCCGTGGCAACTCTGCCAGCAAGAACTTGACCATCCAGATACTTGACTGGGTGCTACCAAGCGCAATCATCACGATGCAGCGCCAGAATAACTACTACGATCCGACTACAATCAATGTCGATGGCTCTATCTCGAGCGTCAATGGCATGAACGCTATGACAATCAAGCTGCGCTACAAGAAGCAATCGGATGCCTGGAGTAGCCAGACCTGGTACACGATGCAAGATAATGTCTCGCAGACTTTCACGATGGACAACGACTTCGCCTGGGATGTTCAAGTAGTTATCTCGGATAAGTTCGGCAGCACGACCTATAATACAGTCAATAGCCGAGGCTTGCCGATCGCTTACTTTGATAGGCTGCTCTCATCGGTCGGCTTTAACTGTATACCTAAAGACGAGCATAGCGTAGAAGCTAATGGCGTGCCGCTGACTAGATGTATCATGACTCGCAGCTTGAGCGAGCAAAAAACAAACCTGGCTGTCGGCACTTATACGAATATACCTCTCGATCTCAGCAACTCTGTAGGCAGCCGCTTGACGGCCGTGAGCGGTGGAGGCATCAAGGTCAGCGCAGGAGTAAGCAAGGTACTTGTCTCAGCAAAAATGGCGGTCGAAGGCGTGACTGTAGCTGGCGCTAGACATCTTCGTATAATCAAAAACAGCTACAGCGCAGCTAACACTCTTGGCTGGGCTTGGGATACTTTGGCGGTCAGCGATGCCGAGGACATTATAGTCACGCCAATCCTGGCCAATGTCAGCGAAGGCGATATCATCTACATGGACTACTGGACTCAGCAAAGCAGCGATAAGATCGGCGGCAATGCCTATGGATGTAGGACTTCACTAACGGTCGAGGTTGTGGGATAATAGGAGTAAGTATGGATATAGGCGAAGTTATAGCGACAGTCTCTCAGTACGGCGGCTTGGTCATCATGGCTGGGCTATTCATCTGGGCATATCTCCAGGACAAGACTAAAAACCAGAAGCTACTCGAACAGCTCGCTAAGCAGTCGGAAGAGAACGGCAAGATGGTCGGAGCGCTGGTAGACAGCAACCAGAATATCGCAAAGTCGCTTGACATTATATCGAACAACATGGTCACGATCGACCGCAAAGTAGACCGCAACTACGAGCAGCAGCTCAAAAACAGCAAAGAATAGACGACTCTGAGGTCGTCTTTTTTGTTTTTGCCTAATGTCTGACAATATCAAAAAAGACAGGGATCAAGACCTGTCTTTGCTTCTCGAGCTGCAACAACGAAAAACTCGAAAAGTCATACTTAGATTATATATCATGCCGCTACAAAATGTAACCGCTTGAAGTTTTCCACATGTGCAAAAGTCCGTGGAAATGTGCAAAACTCTGTTATAATACAGAAGTGCCTCGGCCGAGCTTCGTCTAGCCGAGGATTTTTTCATGATATAATAGCTGCAAGGCGAGTGAAAAAGCGAAAGCTGGTCTATTCTCGCCACAATCTGCACAGCGCCGACCAGTGCGAGGCAGCCGAACTCATAACACGGTCAGAAGTTATGTCCCGTCTTAAACCAGAAAACCGCTCGCAGTTTTGATCCCAGGGCGGTTTTTTGGTGTTGTATAATAATGTCAGACGCAAGTAGTTCTTTATAGTCATAGAAAGGAGGGGCTTTTTATGAACATCTCTCTATTCGTAGAAGTCAAAGGCGAAATTGACTCGATGATGCTATGGCAGCAGATCAAGGACTATAAGTTGAACCTCACTGATGTCGGAGCAAAGACATGGGTGTATGGCGATACTGACTACATGACGGCTGGCAAAGTCATCTCAATATGTGCGCTGTTCGGCGATACGAAAGCCGAGCTGACTCATTAAGGAGGTGGTGCTGATGAGTAGAAAAAAGCGCAAGGTACATAGAGGCAAAAGCGGATATGATTCACATCATATACTGTTTTATCGCAGAGAGTGGTCGAAAGGCTGCAAGATGCTGCTCCGAAGGTCTTTTGTTTATGAAATACCCATAGAGGTACATCAAGCGCTTCATGCTGCGGTCGGTCAAGTGCCGCCGCTCGATGAGAATGAGGCGAGACTCTTATGGGATCGCTTCAAACAGCTTGATCATCCTCTGGGATTGTACGAGGCTTTCGACTGGCTGATGCTCAACGCTCCAAATGCGGAGTTTAGCATGGCTATAATGGCGCAGTACGGCTTTCTACGCAACTACATGGGATAGCTTCGGCTATCCCTTTTCATGATATAATAGAGCAATCGACCTCTGTCTTGGCTTCGTCCAGCAGAGGTATTTTTTATGTCAAGTTTTCCACAGGTCTTGTTGTAAATAATACAACAAAAATAGCATTGTCTGCATACCCTAATGGGTATATACTGAAAGCATAAAAAGATAAGTAAGGAGCTATATGAAAAATAAAGCAACAATCATCAGGACTATTATCTTCGCAGCAGCTACGGTCGGCTTGACCGTCTCGACTGTACTACTAGCGGTCAACAATGGCAGCCAGGCGGACGAGATCAAGGCTCTTGCCACTGAGAACAAAATCTATAAGAACGAACTCGAAGAAAAGACTGAGCGCATTGACCTGGTCGGAATGGCTGCTTGTCTTATGGAAGGCTACGAACTGACTAAGGATGCCAGGAATGCCAGCTGCAAGCTAATCGTGAACTTCATCCATGACGAGAAGACAAACGCAGACCTTAAAGAGCTTGTAGGGCGTTAGGAGGACAAATGAGCTGGATGAAGGATAAACTTGCTCGAAGCTATAACCCTAAGCTAAAAGCAGAAGATAAGGCAGTCGAGGTGATAGTAAAGTATTATCAGACTGGCATTGTTCCAGATGATGAAATAATCAAGCAGCTAGAGCGCTACGAAAAGCTCGATGCTGAGGCTGAGGAGGTCGCTGAGGAAGATAGGATATATAGAAAGAAGATTGTAAAATGAAACTGAGTGATAAGAAAAATGGCGAAGTAGTAGAGGTAAAACTTATTCAGACGAACTGCGACTGCTTAGCGGAGCATGAAATTGAAACAATCTATGGCGAAAATATATCGCTTGAAACATTGAGCAAATATTTTGAGGACTACAAGCCAGTCGAGCCACTTATCAAGGACGAGAAAGTCCGCAAGGCGGTTAGAGCGTGGGCAGAGGCGACTGGAACAACTAGAGTGAATGTGTGGGTGGGAACTATAGAGAGCCGTCAAAACGATGCGAGAGTTTACTTTGACTTAAATATGCTAATAGATGATGGCGACGACTACACCATTACCGAACTCTGTGGAGAGGAGGAAGAATGAAAATCAAGGTCGATAAGAAAGAATATGAAGACCTACTCAGGCGAGTCAAAGAGCTTGAAGTAGGTAGAAAGGATGACTGTATGCATTTTATGTGGCTAGAAGAAAATCTGCAAAAACGCATGAAAAACTTCTTTACCCATAAATGTATGACCGTAATGCTCAGGAGAGATAAGAACGAGATTGTGGCCGAAGTTCGGAAGCGGGCTATGGAAAATCTGTTTAAGGAGGAAGAATGAGTAAATATAAAGGGCTATTCACATTCGATGAAGACAACCATAGGTATGTTCCCATTGCTCAGGCTGATGGGATTATAGATACTATGGACTATGAGCCAGATTCTGAGCCAGCCGAGCCACTTATCAAGGACGAGAAAGTCCGCAAGGCGGTTAGAGCGTGGGCAGAGGCGAACGGAGAAGAAGATAATATCGTATTCACAAGAAGTTGTGAGTATAGCGATTATATGTTCTACACAAACGGAGGTGGAGATATATGTTTTGAACAAGGCATCGACTTGACTACTGGCTCCTACACCATTACCGAACTCTGTGGAGAGGAGGAAGAATGAGCGAAGCAAAGAAGCGGTACGATAAGCAGCATACAAAGCAGATCGCACTCAAGCTGAACAAGAAGACTGATGCCGATGTCCTGGCTCGTCTCGGTCGAGTCGGCAACATGCAAGGATATATCAAGAAGTTGATCAGAGAGGATATAGATGAGATACAGTCTAACTCGTGAAGTCTTTGAGTATATCAAGAGAAAGCGGTCAGAGGGCATCCTGGCGGTCGAGTTAGAAGAAGAGCTTGGCTTTAGCGCTGGATATATACTTCAGCTAGACAAGTATGCAACCTGGGAAGAGTTTGAGGAAGAAAAAGCAAGAAAGGCAGCTGCCTGGCATGCCAATCCAGAATGGCTTGAGCGCAGAAGGCTTCGCCGAGCTAGTCTAAAAAAGCCTAGAGGCGAGCCTAAGCCTCCAAAGCTGCCTAAGCCTCCAAAGCTGCCAGTTTACTGTTCGGCATGTGGAAAACTCGTCAAGTATGCCTATACATATCATCGGACTTATTTTTGCAGCGAAGAGTGTCGAAAAGAAGCTCGTAGACAGTTCGAGCGTGAACGCTATCATCGCCGCATGCAGAATCCAGAGTATGTAGCAAAAGAAAAAATCCGCCAGCACGAAAAATGGCTGCGCTTGTATAAGAAGAAGGAGGAAGAATGAGAGAGCTGAAGTTTAGAATATGGGATGGCAAGAAGAACGAATGGCTTGGAGCGAGCGACAATGACAACCTCACTTTTTACGGCTTTCATTTAGTCGGCGAAGTCATGACTGTCCAATGCCCTCCATACTTTGCGTTAGATGACGGCAATGTAGTTGAGCAATACACTGGTCTCCAAGATAGAGGCAAAGAGATATACGAAGGCGACATCATACGATGGGCGAACTCGGTTGGCAGAGAAATAACTGCGCCAGTAGTTTGGAACACTAGAGCATGGTGCTGGACAGCTGGCGACTATATGCTCGGCGGCTTGTTAGAGTTCGACTTAGAAGTTATCGGCAACATTCATGAAAATCCTGAGCTATTGGAGGCAAAACAGTGACTACATACAAGATAAGAGTGACCACTCCGTTCACTGATAAAGACACAAGGAAGCTGCTCAGCATTGGAGACAAGCTGGAGACGGACTCATATATCCGAGCCAGCTTCATCGTCCAGCAAAGACTCGGCGACCTGGTAGAGATCAGACATGCCGAAAAGAAAGGCAAGCGCATCTATATTCATCACTTGGACTGTCTAAAAATTGGCGGCATCGAGACCGCTCATCGTCAGATAGCCAAAGTCTTCGCTGACTACGACATCACTTTTGTCTTCCAGAAAGCTGATCCGACTCAAGTTTTGGAGCTTGGCAAGACATGCAGCGTTATTATAGACGATGGCATCCAGCGCTACGAGGGCGATGTCTTTATCTTATCGAACTACGATGGCGCTCCAGCTATTTTGAGCCGAGTCAAAGCCAAAAAGGTCTACCAGTTCATACATACTGACTGGGAGGCTCTCACGAAGCTCTGGAGAGGCTTTTCATGGAAGCCAGACAAAAGGATAGACCAGTTCGTCTCGGTCTCAGAAACGGCTCAGAAGGGGCTTAAAAACGCTTTTGGGATAGACTCTGTTGTCTGCCACAATGTTCTAGCTCCGCTGGACAAGCAGCGCCGCCTGGTCTTTGTCGTGTTGAGCCGAGCTACTCAAGAGAAGGGCATCGACAGAATTATGGACTTTGTTGATCGCCTCGAAGCAGCTGGCAAGGACTTTGTCGTCTTGTTATGCTCGCCTATCGAGCAGACTCCAGCACGCATACAAGCTCGCATTAAAGCTTCAAACAGGATTCTAGTCATACCGCCTTCACTTTACAGTCAAGAGCTGCTCCGCTGCGCCGACTACGGTCTTATGCTGAGCCGACTAGAAAGCTTTTGCTACGCTGTTCATGAAATGCTCCAGAGGCAAATCCCAGTCATCGTCTCAAAGATTCCAGCCTTTGAGAAAGTAGTCCAGGATGGCAAGAATGGCTACATCCTAGAGGATGACTTCTCGAACCTGGACATCGAGAAAATATTCAACAAAATACCGAAAGTGAAACCATACATAGAAGAAGTCGATCCGACATGGTTCAAGATATTGAAAGGAGAACTCTAGATGTTTAGCATCGTTATTCCGAACTACAACAACGCCAAATGGCTAGATGCTCTGTTTATGAGCATCTACAACCAAACATATAAAAACTTTGAGATCATAGTTGTAGATGACTGCTCCACAGATGTAAGCGAGAATGTCCTTACAAAATGGCAAAAAATCTTTTGGGGGGATAAAAAAACAGGCTTTTTCTGGCGGAGACTTACAGATAAACGCTACAATGGAGGATCAAGAAATGCTGGGATGGAACTTTGCGAGCGACCTTATACGCTCTTTATTGACAGCGATGACTGCTTTGCCGATGAACATTGTTTGCAAACGATAGCAACAATTATCGAAGCAAATGAGCAGCCAGACTGCGTGCGCTTGAGCTATATCATGTGCAAAGATGGCAATGAGACTTTAGTTGACTTGAGCAGTCAAGACACTGTCGAAAAGATTGTTCATGATGTCAATGTTGCTTGCTGGACTAAATGCATCAAAACAAAGCTGCTTGTGCCGTTCGCAGAAAATACTCTTATGGATGATGTCGTGCAGCATATTCGCCAGATGGATGTCATAGACTCAGTAGCGACCTGCAAAAAGGGCATTGTCAAATGGAACAGAAACAACTCGAACAGTTGCAGCAACAATGTCGAGCTACAAGATGGCAAATGGCGCTCAAGCCTCTACCGCTACTATGCTGACTTGCTCGACCTCAAAGTCGAAAAGCCAGAATGCCAGGCAGAGCTTGAGAAGCGCAGAGCGATAGCCTTCAACAACATACGCAATAATGTCTTTGAGCAGTAAAGCAGCGGAGCGCAATGCTCCGCCTTTTTAAGCCTTCAAGTCCTTCCTTGTCGTGTCTAGGGATAACGAATAATGTGGTTGTCCTAATGGTTTATTATCCCCACTACGAGCAAAAGGGAAGACGATCAAATGAACTTCGATTCGATCGTCATGGACGAGTATCTTGTCTATAAGTTTGTCAAAGAGCATCTTCGTCAGTTCGTCATTATCTGCGCCGTAGTACGACAGAAGCTCCTGGAGATATAAATATACTGACTCGGATGAAATGGCGCTTGCTAGAGCCGCTCTGAGAGTCGACAGCGTGTTTTCTAGTTCAAGCAGTTCCTTCGAATAGTCTGCTGAAAGCTCATCGCCTTGCTCCTTCGTTATCTCGCCTTCGTAAACATCCTTTTTGATATTCTTCAAAATGCCAGCAACTTTATCTCGGCGCTTGATGGCTTTGTTTTGTGCTGCCATCATCTCTTCAGATGAGTCTCCAGCCGCAGCTGCGATCTGCTCAGCGATAGAGCGCATGGCTTCCTCATTCAATATATGCTTCTTTATCTGCTCCAGGCAGTAGGCATCTATCTGATCCTTGCGGACATTAAGCGCATCGCAAGTTCCTTTGATCTTCTTGTTAGCGCAGTGGTAGTAGGCATAGTGCCAGTTTGTTGAGCGTTTGTCGCCTTTGTAAGTACCGAACATGTGACCGCCGCACTTTGCGCATGTTATTTTGCCAGTCAAGCTATAAAGGCGCTTTGTTCGTCTCGGCTGAGCTGGCTTATTTTCTGCATGGCGAGCTTGCACTTTGTGCCAGGTCTCCAGGTCAATAATTTTCGGTATGATGTTTTCGACCACAATCGGCTCGTAGCCTTTGATTGAGTACTCACGAGTACCGATATAGAATGGGTTCTTTAAGATACGAGCGACAGTCTGCTTGCCTATAATATCGCCTCGGCGACCTCTGATGCCTTTTGTTCTTAGCATCGTCTGTACAAAATCCAGCGAAAAGCCATCAGCATACAAATCAAACATCTCTCTAACAATAGCCGCTTCTGAGTCATTAGGGCGGTATTTTTTGCGCTCTTTGCCTCGTGAAAACTCGCCAGTGCCAAATAGCTCATAGCCAAAAGGCACAAAGCCGCCAAGATAGTAGCCTTGCTGAGCTGCGAAATACATCCCAGACTTTACATGCGCAGCAATAATGTCCGCTTGCAACTCGTGCATAGCAAAAAGGTTCGTGCCGCTGAACTTGCCATGTGGATCGCTCATGTCAATCCGCTCAATAACTGATTCAATCATGATGCCATGCTTCTCCATAAGGTCATGATTATAGTTGAGCGCATCTCTCGTGTTTCTGAACGATCTGGAGAAGGAGAATACTACTATCTTGTCGAACTTCCCTTGAGAAGCATCAAAAATCATTGAGTCAAAAGCATCACGACCAGCTGTCTTCTTTCCAGTCTTCGCTTCGTCTATGTAAGTTCCTTCTAGCGTGTAACCTTGCATCTCAATAAACTTCGTGCATTCTGATACCTGGTATTCAATCGAAAAAGAATCTGCTTGTTTGTGAGAAGAGTAGCGGATATAGATAACCGCTCTCGTCTTTTTGTTTGTTTTCTTCATGGTGCTTCATTCCTATCTGTTTATTTTCAAGTAAAGTTTGACGATCTCTCGATAGAGGTCGTCCTTTATCTCTTGCGAAATATCTTCATTCATAAAGACATCTCTGGCTCGTGCCAGTAAGTCCTGGACATCATCAGCCGAAGCTAAGTCGAAAAAGTCTAAGCCTACGCCATAGAAGTCAGCGATCCGTTTGAGGTCAGTCAGTGACGGAAGCCTACGGTCTATCTCGTAGTTGCTTATAGTCGAGCGCTTCATGCCAACTTGATCAGCGACAAATTGCTGCGAATAGTGTCGAGCCTTGCGAAGTGAACGCAATTTTGATCCGATACTGTCGGACATTCTTATCACATCCTCTCGCTAAGATTCCGCTCGGTCGTGCCTTGCGGTCGATAATTATAATATAACAGCTTTGCGACAAAATGCAACCATGTGGAAAACTTTCGCAAAATTAAATTAACAAAATGCTTGTTTTTGTTTCCAAATTATGTATAATAAAGATAAGCGTCAATACGGCGCAAAAGTAGAAAGGAGTGCTTCAAATGTTAGCAAGTCGCTATCTACATCAAATCCTCAGACTGCCAGACAGTCGCAAAAAAGCATATAAGCTTCTAGCGGTCGGAGGATCAGCAAAAACAATCCAAGCGGCGGCTAGAGAATATTCTCGGCTGATAGCGAAAGGGTATCGACTCTAGAAAGGAGAGAGAAATGGAGAGAGAAAATAGATCATTAAAATTGTTAAGAGTAAAGTACGGTCTGACACAAGAGGGAATGGCAACAAAGCTCGGCATGTCACGCCAGAGCTACGCCAAGATCGAGAACGGCATGGCAGACGGCAACATCCAGTTCTGGGCAAAAGTCCAGAGAGCTTTCAAAATCTCAAGCGAGGAGATGTGGCATCTAATAAATGACGAAGAATCAGCGAAAGTTTGAGACTCATCTAAAAGAAGGCAGTCCTGATCTCACGAAAGTCTGGCAGGAGGTCATTCTCAGAATAAGGAGGGGAGATCATGAAAGGAGACACTAACGCACAATACATGGCAATACTCGGCGCACTTGGAGCGCAAATTGAAAACAACAAGAACGACCTGGCATTCGCAAAATACGAGGTCGAGCGGCTAGAAAAAAGACTAGCCGAAGCAATGAAAGAAATCGAAGAACTAAAGAATAAGTAAGGAGGTGTAATGGCAGGAAACAAAGCAGGCGGCAAGAAAGCAGCTGCAACAAACAAATCAAAATATGGAGAAAGGTTCTACGCTGAGATCGGCGCAAAAGGCGGTCGAGCATGCGTAACAAAGGGCTTTGGCGCAAATCCAGAACTAGCAAAGAAAGCTGGAGCTAAGGGAAGCAAAATCTCGAAGCGAGGCAAAGCCAGGAAGCAAGGCGTGGAGGTTCAGCATGATTGACAATAAAATCATTCTAGCTGCTCTAGAGTGTATCATGAAGCGCCAGGCTACAATCGCTCGGATGATAGTAGATACGCCAAACCGAGAGAAGTATGCCCTGGAGTTGAGTGAAGCTCTAGACGGCTACATAGAAGCACTAAACAACGCAAAGAAGGAGCTTGAAAATGGCAGAGAATGAGACGAAACAGTCACTCGCTTCAAAGCTTGCTGCTATCGGTAACGAAATCGGCATTATAGCGAAGACTGGCAAGAACAGCCAGCAGAACTACGACTTCATCGAGTACGCTGTCGTATCTGGCAAGCTGCGCAACTTGCTCGACAAGTACAAGGTCAGCATCATGCCGCAGGTCGATGACTATGCGGTCGAGGAAGTGACGAATAAATACGGCAACATTGGCTATCACTACACGCTCAGAATGAGCTTCTTGATTAAAGATGGCGAGTCTGACGAGGAAGTCGAGCGCAAATGGCTCTCAGAGGCTATCGACTATGGCGATAAGAGCATCAACAAAGCCGAGACTGCTGGCACAAAGTACTTCTATATGAGGCTCTTCAACATCTCGGAAAAAGGCGAGAAGGAAGCCGACCAGGAGACTCCAGAGGTTGTCGGAAGATCAGCAGCTGAGTCAGCGCCTCATCCAAGCCAGACAACAAAAGAGCCAGGCTATCGGAACGCAGTCAACTTTGATGACATCCGAGAGAACATCAAAAACATGGAAGCGCCAGACCTG